CATCTATCACTTTCTCAGGTGGATTTTGAAAAGCTAAATAAGATCTACACTAAAGAGCAAATTGATAAGACTTTAAACAACATTGAGAACTTTAGAAACAACAAGAAGTACAAAAGTCTTTATCTTACATCTTTGAATTGGTTGGATAGGGATTATCCACAAGACGGTAAAGATGATTATGTTACTAACGTATTAAAACAAATCAAATGATATTAGAGAAAGGACATAGTAGTGATTACTTAGAAGACTATCGTACTGGCAAGATTCCGATGGGTTTGGGTATCGGTTGCTCAATGGATGATCATATCAGATGGAAACGTCAACAATTTAATTTCATACTCGGACACGACAACGTAGGAAAGACTTATTTCGCAGAGTGGTATTTCTTAGCGTTAGCGTCTGTAAACAACCTTACATTCTGTTTGTTTATGGATGAGAACTATCAAGGGAAGGTTATGCGAGACTTGATTCAAATGTACACTGGAAAGCCGTTTAAAGATTTAACGCACTCAGAAATGAGAAGAGCAGAAGAGATTATAGAAGGTTGGTTTAAGTTTTACGACAATAAGAAACGATACACACCTACACAATTAGTTGATGGATTCTTAGAGACCGGATGCGACAACTTACTGATTGACCCTTACAACGCTTTAGACACTCCGTTTAACTACACAGAGAATTACAAAGTCTTGAATGAGTTGAAGCTAATCACTAAGAAAGAAGATAAGACCATTTACATAAACGCCCATCCATCGAGTGCATCGGGTAGACGCTCTGCGGTATATCCTGAGAAGCACGATTGGAGCGGTCACGTAATGCCTCCGCTAAAGTCGGATATTGAAGGGGGGAAGCCATTCAGTAATAAAGCAGATGATTTCTTAATCGCTCACAGATTAACACAGCACCCCGACCTATGGAAGTACACGATGGTAGAAGTGGTTAAGGTGAAAGACACTGATACTGGAGGTAAGCCCACGATACTAAACAGCCCATTGATGTTAGATTACAACTACGGGTTAGGGTTTAAGGTTGCAGGAGTTGACCCTATCAACAGAGAGTTGTTAGGGGGTGTTCCAACTATGGACAACTTTAGTTTAGAAAATAATACTAACTTTGATAACGAAGGATTACCTTTCTGATATGGAGCTAAAAAGATTTACAAAAGGAAGTTGGAGAATCTATTTCAACGGTCGCTTTATGGGTTACTTAACCGACTACGGGAAAGGCTACGAGATAACGATAAACGGCAAGGATTACGACATACCAAAGAAGTGGTTAAAGAAAGGCGAGTTAAAACAGATGCTTCAATCAATGCTAGACTGGGATGCTTATTGTGTTTACAGTGAGTACAAGGCAAGGTTAAGAGGGTTTAAAATTATAGGATAATGGCAAAGAAAAGCGAAAAGAGAAAATTAAAAGATAAGTTAGACAAAGTGGTTAAGGATATTGTAAAGCTCAGAGATAGCAATCAATGCCAACATTGTCACAAGAAAGTAAGCGGTTCAGATTGTCACGGCTCACACGTTATTCCCGTGTCTAGGGATGGTCGTTTAGCTTTCGACCCGTTAAACATCAAAGTGCTTTGTTATCATTGTCATCTTAACTGGTGGCACAAGCATCCGATAGAAGCGGGTGAATGGTACACGGAGAAGTTCCCTGAACGTTGGGAATACTTACAAGCTAAATACCAACAGAACGCAAAAGGCGGGAGCATACCGATAGCGTGGTATAGAGAACAGTTAGAAATACACACAGAAATACTTAAACAACTAAAGGAACAATATGGATAAACACTATAACAACGAGAACGGCAGTCTATACAAGTTTGCTAACGACCACGGCTTAAACGCTTGGGAGTTCGATATAATCAAACGGATAGTAAGATGCCGAAAGAAAGGACAATTTGAAAGTGACCTAGAAAAAACAAAACGAGTGATTGATTTGTATTTAAAAGAATTTTAGTATTTTTACATAAACCAAAACAAATAATAATGAAAAATCTATTTAAGGCGTTAGCCGAATTTCAGCAAGAAGTGCCAGTAATTCACAAAGGCACGAAAGGGTACGGGTATTCATACGCAGACCTACCGACAATCTTTGAAGCTATTAACCCACTACTAAAAAAGCACGGGTTAGGATTCACTCAGGAGTTAGACGGCGGTGCGTTAGTTACTACAATCTTCCACACAGAAAGCGGAGAGTGGAGAGCATCACGTGCGGATATACCACAAGACGTTCAACTAAAAGGAATGAATGATTTCCAAGTGATGGGTTCGGCAATTACTTACGTGAGACGTTATGCTTTATCAAGTGCTTTAGGTTTAGTTACCGATGTAGACAACGATGCACACGGAGAGCAGACTAAGAAGAAACCCGCAATGAATAACGAACAGTTCCAAGGAGCTATCGACAAGTTCAGCGAGGGTAAGATAACTAAAGAGCAGTTACTATCTTTGAAAGACTTGAGAGAACTCACAGAGACACAGGTAAAGAGTTTAATGTTAATCGCTAAAACAGAGAAGTAATGTTAATCAGAGCAAGTGCACTTGGAAACATAATGAACGACGACCGTAGCACTACTATCACGGCGACACAGCTAAAGGAACTGAACACGCTGTTAACTAAGATAAAGCTAACGGATAAACAGGCGGTAAGAAGGGATGAACTACAAGCGAAGAAAGACGCACCCGCAACGTTATCACAAGGAGCAAAGACTTATATTCAGCAATTAGCTTTAGAAGCGAAATACGGATTCACTAAAGACATTCAAAGCAGATACTTAGACAAAGGTATTATTTGCGAGGACGAATCAATACAGATAGCGTCGAGTGCTTTAGGGTGGAACTTGATCTTTAAAAACGAGGAGCGATTCAATAACGAGTACATCACGGGAGAACCGGACATCATTACAGACGGTTGGATAGCTGATATAAAAACCTCGTGGAGCTTAGACACGTTCCCGTGGTTTGATAAGGACGTAAAGAATAAAATCTATTACTGGCAGCTTCAGGCGTATATGTATTTGACAGGTAGACAGACTTCATACTTGGTGTATGTTCTTTGTAACACTCCTGAACATTTATTTGAAAAGGAATTGGAGAATATGAAATGGAAGGCTAGGGATAATATGGGGATGCTGGATTTACCCGCAGAGGTTGAATCGGATATCTACGAAGAGTTACACGCTAAACACCACTTTGATAATATCCCGTTCGAGAAGAGAGCAAAGGCTTTTGAAGTCGAAGCAGATATAGAAGCACAAAAAAAGATTAGAGAGAAGGTAACACTAGCACAGGAATATTTTGAAGAGGTTTTTCATAGTTTATAGGTTTGTTTGTTTGGTTTCAATGACTGCGGCACTCTTTTGGGTGCTGTGGTCTTGTTTACCTGACGAACCCGAACCGAACTACAAGGAAGGATTCAAAGACGAATGGTGCGACTTTAAGTAAAATAGTATTGACAAAAACAAGCAAATTGTAAAAAGTATTTGATTATGAGTAAAGAACAAACACCGATAACAGCAGACCAACAAACTATTAAAGATTTATGGAATGCTAAATCTGCAAGTGAGATAGCTAAAATATTGTCTGACTACAAAAAACGGGTAGTATTAGAAGCACTTGAAAGGGAAGTGCCGAAAGCATTTGAAACAGGCTATAATAACGCGTTAAATAATTGTGAATATTTTGATGGTGCAGACGTTCCAAGTTTAACTTCTGACGAAGATGAATACTACAAAACAGAAGTAAAACCAAAGTATGAAAGATAAAGAACAAACACTGATTCAGAAAATCCACAATTTCGCAATGCAAATAATGAAGGAAAATGATGTTGCTTGGGAGGGTTTACAGAATCTACACACAACAGATTGGATAATCATTTGTAATGAATACGCTGAACAAGAAAAGAAAAAAGCAGTATTAGAAGAAAGGAACAAAAACAAAAGAGAGTTTCTTGAAACGCTTGGATTGGAGTTAAAAGGATTAGCAGATTGCTACAAAGCACACGCAAAAGATAACCCAAGAAAAGAAGTTTGTCA